TCACGAAAACAAATCCGCCTGTTTTTTCGCCCGCTCCGCCATTCCGACCTCCTTGACGATGCGGTAAACGTGCTGTACGGTCAGACCGTATTTTCGGGCGAGGCCTGCATGATTCTTACCGTCAAACTCCTTGTAAATTTGCATATCCCGCTCCGATACCCTGCCCAAAAGGTTTTTTGGGAAATAAATCAACTGCCCGCCCCAGTTGCTGGTCAGATGATGAGACAGCTTTTTAGATACCTCGACCGCCTGCTGCCGCTCCATCGGCAATACCGACATCAAGCAGGCGACCGCCTGGTCTTCCAAGTCCGCCACCAGCTCAGGCACTCTGTTGTCCGCCATTTTCCACCCTCACTTTCCACTTCTTCAGATGTTCGATGACCCGTATTGCGTCATCAGTCCCTAACCATCCATGATAATCTATGCCCGTCATCCGCTTCACAAACCGCGACAGGCCCAATTCCGACGGATTGCGTACCGCGCCCAAATGGTGCAGCTCTAACCAAAGCGCGCGTATCTTTTTGACCTGCGCCTCCATCATGCGGTTGAGCATATGCACCGGCAAATCAGGTTTGCCTGATGCCGCCTGCGCCTTAGTGGCAATCACAAAGCCCCGCATCTTCATAGCCCGTACGGCAAGCTCCAGCTCTTCGACCGATAACTTGGTACTGCTCGTCTTGCCGCATGACAGATTAGCGAGCAGCGCGCGGTATTCGCCGTCGTCCATCATCAACTGCGATTTCGCCACATGGACGAGGCGTATCAACCGCTGCTTTTTCTGTGCTTTCGATTCCATCGACACCCGCAAATCCCCAAAAAAGTGCAAGAGTCTTGCACTTTTTATATAAAAATCAATGAATAATATTATTTTACTTTGGTTTAACACGTTTGACAAACAAATAGAAAAGGCCGTCTGAACATTTTCAGACGGCCTTATATATTGCACTCCGTTAAGGGAGTGCAAATTAAAAACAAAACCCCTTGACAAGTTCCGATTAATCGACTTTTCAAGGGGTCTGAAATGTCAACATTTGTCTACTACACAATTACACCGCAACCCGAAAAAAATCCCGTTGCCTACATCTTCCGCCTGTTTTCAGAGACCTGTGGAACGACCGATTGCTTGGAAACCAAAGCTTTTCCTATCCGCAATCCCAACAATACCCAAATCACTTACGGCGAAGCCCATTTATACGGTCAATTAATCGTATCCGAAATGATGGCGGAGGTGCAATCATGAACCGTTCCGCTTCGCGCAGCGCGGTACGCGCTGTTCCTTGTCTAAATAGTAACAACTGCATTGAGACCGAAAACAGCGGCGAAATCAAGCAGTTGCCAAGTCAGTATGAAAACCGTAAAGCGGGCACGCTGAACGAGTTTTCCACTTCTTACAAAAAATCCACTACTGCCCTAGAAATGAACGTAAAAGCGTTCATTGAAGCCTTTGGCCTGAACAAAGTCGGCTTTTTAACCCTGACCTTTGCCGATGACGTAACCGATCCGAAAGAAGCGCAACGCCGTTTTCACAGCTTGAGAACCAACTTTCTCAAACGTCACTTCCCCGAATACGTCTGCGTTTATGAGCGAACGAAGAAAGGCCGTATCCATTTCCATTTAATCGTAAATACCCGTGTCGATATTAGGCGCGGCCTGAATTTCCGCGAAATCGCCGCAGGCAGATACAGCTCGGCTAATCCCGCATTGCGCCAACTGTGGGCATTGCTCCGCGAAAACGTCCATAAATACGGCTTTGGCCGTACCGAACTGCTGCCCGTCAAAACCAACAGTAAAGGCTTGGCGCGGTATGTGTCCAAGTACATCAGCAAACACATCAACAGCCGTATGCCCGAAGACAAAGGCTATCGGCTCGTGCGTACCAGCATGGATAAAAAATATGTGTGGAAAGTCGCAAACAGCAATTTTGCTTTTGTGTCCAAAGGCTCGAAAGAGTGGAGACGCAAGCTAAAAAAGTGGGTTGAGCAGGTAGAAAGCTACTTAAACCGCGTAGCAGAGTGGAACTACCGCGTAGCCCTACCCAGCATTACCCAAGAGAATTACAACACCGTATTGGCATTTGTCCTAAGCCCGAAATGGGCATTTAAAAACCGCGAAATCATCGTAAACATGGAGTAACCAGCATGAGCGAAAACCAAACCCCGAAACAAGGCTTTTTTGTAACCGCGTCATTTGACCGCGCATTTGTCAAAGAGCGCAAAAACGCAGACGGCACATACGTCAAATTCCACTATCTCGGCCTGATTGTCCGCAGTGACGACGGCACGCAGCTTTGCGAAGTGCGTACAAAGCACCCCGAAAAATACCAGCATTTGAAGCGCGACCAAGTCGTAACGCTGGAAATACACCCGCGCGCCTTTAAAGACAACATTTATTACTCGGACGAACGTTAACGCACAAACAAAATTCAGGGTTTGGCCGTTTCCCCTGAATCAGACCCCTAAAAACGGACACAACATTTTTTTAACTCACTTAAAGGAAAAATCATGAACATGATGACTTTAAAAAACGCAGCGCGTAAAGCGGCTGCAACCGTAGCAGTAGCCGTAATGTCTGCTCCCGCTTGGGCTGATGGCACACCGTTGGAAGCCGCACAAACCGAAATCGGCAGCCTGAAAACAGGCATTGTAGCACTCGGCGGCGTGATTCTCGGCATCGCCGTGGCAATCGTTACCATCGGCGTAATCAAACGCGCAGTGTCCAAAGCATAAGGTAACGACATGGGTTATCAAGTCGGAAGAATCTGCTACGGCACAGAAGCCGAAGCAGTCAACAGCGTGATGACCCAAGTTGTGCCGACGATAGATAAAGACGGGGTGTTGCATTACCCCGTTTTTAACGGCAGGACTTGGACATACAAACAGCAGGGGCAGGAATACTACGTAAAACCCACATTCCCCCAATGCGACCCAAACGAATACACAAACGCAGGCAGAGAAATAGGAATAGCCATGTTGGGCGCGTTTGTAGTCGTTTGGATTATCCGCGCAGTGCTTTCAACCTTGAACATACTGAAAGAAAGAGATGAAGAATAATGCTCCCCGAAATTCTATTTTTAATTGCTGCCGCCCCATATCTGTTCTGCTGCTGGGCGTTATCGTTCCTTATGCTCAAGTAATCGCAGACGTACCCCCGCCCCCACCGGCACAACACCAAAACGCGGGCTTTCCGTCTGCCCAAAAACTCGAGCAGATGGGATACAACAGAGAGACAGGCGTTTGGAAAGTACAAACAAATCCAACAGGCAAGCCGACCGTAAGCAGTGGCGGCGGCCAAATCACGGGGACGCAGGGGCAGCGCGTAACCGTAACGGACGCGTACGGTAACAAAGCGAACGTGAACACCCAAGTAACGCAGCGCGTTAATATCGGACGTGTTGAAGCTGCTATTGGTGGCACGTTAGCAGGTTTGTCAGCGGCAGGCGGTGCTATTGGTTCTGATTATGCCAATTGGGCATATAGAGATATTAAAGCAGGAAGCTGGGGCGACGCAGCTAGAAATACAGTTGGCGCATTGTTATCAGGTCTAGCAGAGTTGGATATAACTGGACTTGGTAGCGGGATTAATAATTTTTTAGATAAAACAGGTATTAGAAGCAGTTCTAGCGGTGAACAATTAGGACAAATAGCCGCCCAACAGCAACAAGCCCAAGAGCAAGCACAAAAATCAGGAGACTTCAGAGGAGCAGTAAGCTACGCCGTAGCTGCCAAAGCTGCAAAAGTAGCCGGAGAAGTAGCGAGAGCTGAAGAATTCGAAAAAGAGCAACTCAAGCCCAAAAATGAAAACGGCAAAGTCTTAAAACCCTTTCTAATTCGTTTTAAAGAAGTAGGTTACAGATACGCAGCAAACGGAAACGGCGGCGAGGTACTTGAAGAAGAGCCTAAATGGACAATTGCGTATTTAGAAAATAACGGAGGCGATCTTATTTATGGATATTTTTATGATCAAGAAAGATGGGGCGAAACTGTAAATATTAATGCTTATGGTTTTAAAACAACTTACAAATTTAAGTACAAAAACACTCCAAGATATATGTCGAACGGTGTTTACAAAGGTTATTATGATATTGGCTTATCTGTAAAAGCTTACTCACCAGATTCCAAAGGCATAAAAATAGCACCTGACCCGAATCCCAAAGACTTCCAACTAACCCAAAAGGAAATTTTAGACATTCTAAAGAGCATGCTTGAGAACCAACAAACCAACCATAGCGAACTGATGAACCAGCTCGCCAAAATGGGAAACGTCGTACCCGATTCGACAACATCGATCGAGTTCACACCGGCAACGGCTACTACCGCCCCTTATACTCCGTCAGGCTCGAGCACACCGCAGCAGACCCAAATCACCATAAATAAAGACGGCAGTGTAACAACAAAAGTTATTCCACGTCCCGACCTCGTACCGAACAGTCCGCAAGCTCCGACACGCTCCCCCTTGATACCAAACAACCCAAGTTCCCCAATCACACCCGATAATCAGAACACACCTGATATGCCTGAAAAAGACAAATTGCCGCAGGAAAACACAGCCTATGAAGAACCCGACATACCCACCCAAACCGTAGATTTAGACTTTAAACCAGCCGATATATTTTCAGTTGACGGCGTATGCCCCGAACCTAAAAGCGTAGATTTCGGCATGTTCGGACAACATGAATTTTCATATGACCCCCTATGCGATTTTGCCCGAAAACTAAGGCCGGTTTTGATACTTATCACAATCGTATCCTGCTCCTTTTTCGTTTACTCATCACTGAAAGACTAAAATGAATATCGGGAACATCATAACCGCCGTACTGATGACCGTGGCAGGCAGATTAATCGCCGCGTTTGGCCTGTCATTTGTAACCTATATAGGCTTAAACGAAGTACAAAGCCGTATAGTTGCGGCCATTGCCGAAAACCTGAACAGCATACCGAAAGAAGCCTTACAAATTGCCTATATCGCAGGTTTGGGCGTAGTGCTTAACTGGATAATCGGCGCATTTGCCTTTGTCATTTCAACAAAAAGCCTGACGAAGCTTGCCGCAGGCATATCAAAAAAATAGAGAGATTAAGCCATGTTATATCTCTTCACAGGCGTACCCGGTTCGGGCAAAACCCTGAACGTTGTTTCAATGTTGGCCAAACGTTCCGACCTCAAAAACCGCCCCTTGTTTATAGACGGGATTCAAGATTTAAAAATCCCACACGAACCAATCCCCGAGGGAGAAAGCATCCAAACGTGGCCGAAGTGGGCGCCGACAGGCGCAATCATCGTTGTTGACGAATGTCAGCGAATCTTTAGGCCGCGCCCGAGTGGCTCGAAAGTACCCGACTACGTTTCAGAACTAGAAACCCATCGCCATCGCGGCCTAGATTTCTTCTTCATAACCCAACACCCCCGATTAATTGATGCCAACCTAAGAAGCCTGATAGAGCATCACACCCACGTAAGCAAGACCGAATTGGGCGTAAGGCGTAAACTGGAATGGAGCACGGGCGGCGCGAAAAACCCCGAAAGTAGGGCAGACGTAAGAGACGCACTCAAAAGCGTGTACAAGCTGGATAAAAGCGTGTACGGCTTATACAAATCAGCAGAAGAACACACCAAAATCAAAACAGGCCGCAGCAAAGTCTTTTACCTGATTCCTGTCATACTTTTGATGATAATCGGCGGCCTTTGGGGCTTTTATGACTTTTGGGGAGACTTCAAAAAAACCACACCGACCCCCACGGCGCAGCAGGAAGTTGCCGCGCCAGCGGCAAGCCCCGAAACGGGCGGCACGGTGGGGGCGCAAGCCCAAAACGGGACGCACGGGACGGGGCAATACCCCGAAGCGCAGACAACGCCCGAGCCGCCGCAGCATCGGCAACACCTGACCGAAGACGATTACAAGCCCGCCATAGACGGGCAACCCCACACCGCGCCGATATACGACCAATACAACAAAGCAGTAAAAACCATGCCCTATCCAGTCGCTTGCGTCAAAAACGCAAACCGCTGCACCTGCTACACAGACCAAGGAACAGCGATAAAAGGCTTCAGCAAAACCCAATGTCTTGAGTTTGTAGAGAACGGCATATACAATCCTTATAAAGAAGCAGCGGCCACACCGACGGCAGCAGAGCCGAAAGAGAGAGGCGGCTAAGTTCTGAAGATGGGCGGAGGGAGTCCGAAAAATCTTATGTATGGCGGGTACAATGAAAAAGTGTTGACGAATAAAGGGGCAAAAGTAGGGATATGAATTGTTTATTATCATTCTTTTTGGGTATTGTTGTAGCGACGGCCTATGAACGTAGAGGCTGGAAAGGCTTAATTGGCATGCGATGGCCTTTTAAAATAGCCCTTTTATTAATTGTAACGCTTGGAATATTTCTACTAACCCAAAACCTTTAATTCCCCCGCCCACTTTCCCACAAGTCAAGGGGAGGATGTCCGTAAAGAATTGTAAAGACAGCTTTATCGTCTTTATAATTCTTTATGGATACCCCTTGACGCTAGCCCACCCAAAAACGCTAGGGCTAGGGGGTGGGGCGGTTTTTATGCCCCACCCCCTGCCACGTGGCGAACGCCCTCGGAGAGCGGGTTTGGGCAGAGCCCAACACGTTCAGACCCAACCCCCTATTGTTTTAAAAGCAGAACAATAAGGGGTTTGGCCTCATGACCCAAACCGCCGCCCGCGACTTCCCAAGTACGGCAAGGCCGCAAAAAAGACTGAAGCACGGGCGATTCCCTACCCAAGTTTGTACACTATCTAGGGCAATAATAGCCCGTATTCATAAGGCAAAAAATCATGAACCTAGGGATAGACGTTTCAAAGAACACGTTAGATTGCTGTCTGATTTCAGACGGCATTTTTTTTGAACGACAGTTTAAAAACAACAAAGCAGGATTTGAGGAACTCAAATCATGGCTGAATAAAAATGGCGCAACCAACGCCCTACATTGCTGCTGCGAAGCAACAGGCAAATACTACGAAGCTGCCGCCGACTACTTGGCCGCAAGCTACGTCATGAGCGTGGAGAACCCACGAAAGATAAAAGGCTACGGCAATGCCAAGCTGCAACGGTCAAAAACCGACCGACTGGACGCAAGGCTAATTGCCCAATACTGCCGTGATATGAAGCCGCGAGCGTGGCAAAAGCCAAGCGAAGCACAAACCAAACTCAAAGAACTCAACCAATACTGCCAGCGGTTGAAAGCCCAAAAAGCAGCCGAACAAACAAAACTACACACCGCGCCCGACTACCTCGCACCACTCATCGAAGACACCATCAGACACCTGCAAAAGCAGATTAAGGCCGTTCAGGAAAAAATCGGCCGATTCCACCGAGACCACCCCGATTACAAAGCAGACAGAAACCGCCTTAAGACCATCACAGGCGTAGGCGATAACGCCGCCGACACCCTGCTAACCGTATTGGCCGAACAAGACCGATTTGAAAACCAGCGGCAATTTACCGCCTATCTCGGACTAGACCCCAAACAATTCAAATCAGGCACGAGCGTCAAAGGCCGAGAGCGTATATCAAAGGTCGGCAGCAGCCGACTACGAACCGCCCTGTATATGCCCGCCATGCACGCCTACCGCAGCCGAACCTTTGCCACGTTTGTGAGCCGCCTGCAAGCCAACGGCAAAAGGCCGAAGCAAATCATAGTCGCCCTGATGCGCAAACTTGCCGTCATAGCCTACAACCTGATAAAGACAGGGAAAGACTTTGAGCCGCAAAGATACATGAGCCAAAACAAGTAACTTCTGACGTTCAGTTGGGGGCGTGGCTTGTGCCCGAGTCTTTCGGACGTAGTCCGAAAAGCCGCCCCGCAGGGCGGCGAAGGAGGGCACAAGGCACAGCCACGCCCCCGACCTTAAATACGACACGAACCTAAAAATAAAACCTGCCGAAAAATCAGCAGGTTTGACTAATTGCGCCGAAACAAAAGTAAAGATATTGTAAAAGACGTTGAAATATCACTACACTATCTTTTTGCCTTTCCTGCCTACACCTTCGCCACATCCAAATTCATCAACTGATACTCCCCATCCTCGCCGCGCCGGTACACCCGCACAAACGGCTTGCTGATATGCACCTGCAAACTGTCGGAGAGCGCATCCATCGCCCGTTGCCATTTTTCATCCGTAATTTGCAGGCGGCGCAGGCCGAGGACGCGGGCGGTGCTGATATTGCCTTCTTTATCCACTTGGAAAGCCGCGTTAATCAGTGTTTTCAATTCTGTGCGACTGCCTTCCGTCCATTCGTTGATACATTCATCAATCAAGGCTTTGGCGGCAATCAACCCCTCGTCAAATATCAGCGTGTCCTGCATGGCAAGGTTGATGCGGTATGCGCCGTCAAAGCTGTGCAGGCTGATATTGCCTTTCTTACCGCCGACACTCACGTCGTATCGGTCGGCACTCAACTGCACAAACGCCGCAATATCGTCCATAGCCTCGCGCTTGAAAGTGATTAAGTTATCTTGTACCGCGCGGGCTTTGGCAGCGATTTCCTGCACCAGCTCGTCGCGCAGCAGGTCAATTTCGCGGATATTGGCCAGCGGCACGAGATTGCCTTTGGCATCCTGTTTGTATTGGGTTTTATCAATGTTCATTTGTTTCCCTTTCATTTTGATTTTCGAAAATGCGTGGCCTCGGGGTATTTTTTAAAACCGACTTCAGGCAAAAAATATTCATCATCCTCAACTTCTACTGCCTCCACGTTCTCGATGATCGTCCCATTGGGCAGTAATACATCACAAATCCACCCGATACACGGGCATTCCTCGTTTAGATTTTTCCAATCATTCATTTCCTTTACCTTTCTGCCTCTCGGCATAAATCCTTTTACACTCATCCACCGACCGGTGGCGTGGCCCGTGTATCCAATCCCTGTTCATGCAAGGAGAGCTTTCCAGCAGGCTGAGTGTTTGTTTGAGTTTGGCGGCCTGCGCCTTGCCGTATTCGGTCGGACGATGTTTCTTTTCCAATTTCGGCACCATCCTGATTTCGGGCGAAGGCAGGTGTTTGATAAGGTCGGCAGGGTTTGGCCACTCTGACGAGGATGCCGCGATATCCCTAAAGGCTGCCTGTATTCTGATTTCATCCTGTTCCGGTTGCCACGATCGTCCGCTTAGTATGCCCAACCAAAGTTCGGCAACGGCCGTCAAATCCGCCGAAGCGGGGCGGCCTTTGAGATTTAGGGCGGCGAGCATCATGAAACCCTGCGCGATTGCTTTTTTCAGCCAGCTATTGTTTTCCTCCATTTGACCACTCCATTAAGCCGCCCAACCCGCTCCTCAATTTGGTGCTTGCCACCTCTCTCGTGTGAGATGGTTGGGGAGAGGGTAAAACCGCCGTTACCGCCGTCTTTTCAGGCGACCAAAACGTAATGTTTTCCAACAAATAACCGTGGCTGGTCAGTGGCGGTGTCAGTTTTCCTGCATCCCGTGCCTCAAGGCATCGCGTTGCCGCCCAAATCCAAGCCTCGTGCGGGGCCGGGTACGTTTTTCAGTTACGCACGATTTCGCCCTCCCGTATCATCGGCGCAATCTCACCGACAAGCTTTGAAACTCGGTTAAAACTTAAATCCTTTTCAGCGGGGCGAAACAGCGTCAGATACCGCAATACCGCCTTAAAAAGGTCGTCTGAAATGCCGGTCAGGGCAATCAGTGCTTCGCGGGCATCGTCATGGGCGATTAATACATCCAAGCTCATCACCGCGCCGCAGCTCGGGCAGCGTACTTTCATTGATTCCCTCCCATCCAAAACCGTTGCGCCCATTCCGCAGCCGCCCAGCGCGTATCCGTCGCCGTCCAGTATTTGTTATCTAAAATTTCGGGTGCTTTCGGCCACTCGCCGCGCCATCCGGTTTGCGATCCGCATCCGGAAAACGGTTCGTCCGGTTTTTTGGATTTGGGCGGGGTGTGCCTGCCGCCCTGACTTCTCCAACATTTGGCGTACACCTCAGAACGCACGCGTACGCGTTTTGCCGCATCAAAACGCCAGGCAAACGCCGCCTCCGGTTTGTCCTGTCCGCAAATCTTGCATTTTTTCAGCTTGGTCAATGCTTTTTGGTTCACTTTCCGTCTCCTTTCGTGATGGCTTTTGCGCCGTATTTGGCGCGGATTTCGGCGATGGCGCGTTTCAGTGCTAGTTTGCGTATCCGTTTCGGGGGGTGTTTACGGTTCATACACCACCCCCCGCATCCGTTCTTCATCGCTCATTCGTTCATCTATACCTTCAAGCCGTGCCGACTCCGCATCTGCTTCCTTCTGCATGGCTTCCATCTTGGACGGCTCCGCCGCTTTGAGCGCAGGCTCGGGCGCGCAGGTATGCAGTGCCAACACTGCCACTACCCACCAGATGCCCGTCAGCAGCCCCACCGGAACCCACCGCCAAAACGCCGCGCCGCACCACGCCGGCAGCGCGTGCCTTTTTAAAACTTGCATTTCGTATTTCCTTATAAATCAAACAGTTATTAAAATCAAAGGGTAAAAAATATATAGCCGTATCAAGGGCTTGTATTTTTCAAACCCAAATCGGACAAACGGTTTTCATCGGTACTGTCCCTTGTCGTATTCGTTTATCTGCACGGGCGGATGCTGCCGGCAGGGTTCCGCCATCACCGCCTGTACCATAATGACGATGGAGAGCAATACAATGATGACAGCCGGTGCGATTTCGTTTCTTTTCATCTCACACTCCCCGTACTACATCGCCGTCAACCATCTCAAAACCAAGCTCCGCCGCCTGATTCATTGCCGCCGCCACCAAGTTGTTGACCGCCAGAGGATAGAGCAGGCTGTTGGTTTCCAATCCCTTGCTCTGGCGGCTTTTGACTGTCAGACGCTCGGCAATCGCATCAATCGCGCTCTGATCTAAAATCTTCGCCATATCCGCATTGACGCGGGCAAATTTGTGCTTGAGATAGCCTTCGAGCTTGCCGTCGGTCAGCGGCAAAAGCGTAACCACTTCGCAGCGTTGCACCACCTCGCGCACAGCAGGATTGTTTTCGCTGAGCTTTTGCGCCAACTCCGTCTGACCGATCAAGACAATTCCGAGCAGTCGTTCAAAACCGTTCTTCAGCTCAAAAAAGCGTTTCAGGTGTTTCAGGGTCGACAGCGGCAGGCCGTGCGCTTCCTCAATCAAGAGCAGGTGTTTGTTGCCTGCTTTTGCACTTTCCGACAAAGCGCGGTGGATTTGGCGAAAACGTGCTTCCGGGCTGCGTTTAGGGCTGGTTCCCGGCGACACTGCCTCCAAAATGGCCTCGGCAATATGTACCGCCTTAAGCGTTTTGCCTTTTTGGTCGTTGTCCTCCATCGCTAAGACATAAGGCTCGATCAGGATGATTTGTCGGCCTTCGCGGTTAATACGGTCTTGCAGGTCTTCTCGCAGTGTTGATTTACCCGCACCGCTTTCGCCGACCACCGCCACAAAACCGCCGTGGCAGGCCGTCTGAAACATTGCCTCACGCACATAGCGCACATCCGGCGTCATATACACATCCTCCGCAGACTGGATTTCGTCGTTAAACGGGTCGCGGAATAAGCTAAAATGTTGTTTTGCCGCTTGGTTTAAAGTTGCTTTTCGTAGTAACATCTCGTTTTCCTTGTCTTCGTAAGTTGCTTGGGCAGGTGCGGCTTCCGGTTCGTTTCTCAGGCACGCCGGGATTTCCGCACCATTCGTTTCAAAAAATTGTTTCAATTTCCTTCGCAGCTCGGCTGCGTTTTTTTTCGGCCATTGCCCGTGATTGACCACCGCCACCAGCATCGGCTTGCTGCATCCGATTTCAGCAGCGGCTACCGCATAGGATTTACCGATTTGTTTAAAGGCTGTTTTCACGTTCGGTTGCCTTTCTGATTTCTACCGAGAAATCACTCAGTGCCCCCAGTGCGTCCGAATCTAAAAAACTCGCGCCGTAATTCACTTTCGGCATGAAAAAGTCGTTTAAAGCACGTGCAGATTCAGCCAGCTTTTTTAAATTTTCATATTCATCTTTAGATATATTCACCGTTTCCATTTTTATCCTTTCAAATATAGGCTTACCGTTTTAACCGGTTTTCAAAAGTTTCAGACGGCATCTTGTCCGGATACGTTCAAACGCCTCTTCCAGCCTGCCCTCGGTCACACCTTCCGGGTAGTGTTTGAGGATGACCGACACTGCCTGTTTCCAGTCGCCGCCGTCTGCCTCGACGCGGGGTTTTAAGCGTTTGGCGATTTCGACCTTGCTCAATACCTGCTCCGAGACCTCCATCCGGTTGTACGCCATCTGCTGTCCTTGTTTGGGCATAAAGAGCGTATTTCGCGCGGCAAGTGTATCTTCCTGATGTTTGTACGGGTCGATTTCGCCGCCGAATGGGACTGTCTTGCCTTTGCGTTTGGCGGCTGCCGTCTCCAGCGTTTCCGCACCCATCGCCAGCTTGTCCAGCTCTTTGCGGTGCTGCTGCGCGTCTGTATCGGCCGGGGCTTTGTATTCCGCCCCGATGACTGCCGCATCGGCCCTGAAGCCCATCTCGTCAAAAACTACTTCGGGTACGGATACCCAAACCTCGTTGCCCTCCGCGTCATAAGTGGCGACCCGCGCCCCGTTTGCCTCCCAAGGGTTCTTACCGACCAAAACCTTCTGACCGACCAAAATCCCCTTGATGCCTTTCACGCTATATACCCGTCCGCCGAAACGGATTTCCAAATCCGCCGAGACTTTTGCCTCTTTCGGTGCACTGACGGCAAGCTCTCGGCAATATTCCGCAGGCGGCGGCAGGATGAGCTGCTCGGGTTTGATTTTGTTCCACGCCTGATAGCGGGTCATGCCGTGGCGGCTGTGTTTTTGCGTACCGTTGTAGTAACGCATCCAGCGTTCCGATAAGGTATTGAGCTGGTCGATGTCGTGTACCTCGGTAAAGCGCAACCCGCTCTCAAATGCCGTTTCCACATGTAGATGAAAAAATCACAGAGGTTCGCGCTGGTTTCGCCGCCGAAGTAATAACGCACCGAAATCGTGCCGGAGGCATGGTCTGTCCCCGTGTACCGCCAGACGCGGTCGTTTTCGATTTTGACGACGTTTTTCGGCTTGTTTTTATAAAACTCCTCTTCCTTCATCACCCGCAGCCCCGTATCCTTGCCCTGACGTGGCAGGTAATACAAAACGCACAAACTCGGGTCGATTTGCCAACAATGGTTCGGGTGTTCCGATTTCATGCGGCTGACGGGGTCGGGCTGCAAAAGCTGGTCGGGATGCAGCTTGTATTCCCGTAAAGCCCGGGTAATGGTGTTTTCAGAAAGGGGGATGACTTCCCCGGTTTCCCCATCAATCCGCGCCGCCTCGATTTTCCCGTTGGCGCGCAGCATTTCCACCGCCTGCCGCACCGACATCAACCGCTTGCCGTTGCGCCTCATCGCCTCCACCAAAACCGCCGAAATCAATTTGGCTTCTTCCGGTTTAAGCTCCGTCTTGCCCGCATCGCTGCGCCGTTTGCGCGTCGGCTTGACGCTGACCGCCTCCAGCTTGCGGTATAGCGTAGCAAGGCTGATGCCCAATTCCTGCGCCTGCTGCTTAAGATATGCAGAGCGTGCGCCACGTCCCATTGCTTCCGCCTGATTCTCGACTGCCTTAAGACGCTCAATCATTGCCGGATTCATCGCCTTCTCCCGTTTCACCGCCCAACCATTCCGGCACATTGTCTGTCGGTGCTTCAGTCGGCAGGGCATAGCTTTCGCGCAGTTGCTCGCAGTCCAAAATAATTTGATTGAGCGTGCCGACCATCTTTGCCTGATGGCTGATCCCGTGTGCCTCACTGTGCGCATTAAGTTGGTCGAACAAATCTTTCAGACGGCTCACTTGACTGCGGATACCGACCTCAAGGCTTGTTAACTGCATCGCCAACTCGTTGCCCACATCTTCCGCCTTCGGCTCTCTTACAACGGTTTGCTTCTTAGCCAGCTTCTCGGCCAGCTCATCAATTTTGGCTGTTTTGGTTTTCATCACTTCGTCTTTGGCGGCGAGGTTTTCGCGGCTTTCGCGCAGGGCGACGCGCAGGGCGACGCGCAGCTCGCGCACCGTCATTCGGTCCACATCGTCAAAGGTCATGCCGTTGACTTCCTCTCCTTCGGCCAAACCCACCAACGTAACGTCTTCTTCGACCAAGAGTTCCAGCAGCTTTGACTTGCCCAAATCCATCAGCTTCGGCGCGGCTTTCTGCATTTGCGGCGTGGCAAAGCGGTGAGTGGCTTGAACAAGTTGTTGTGCTGCTCTAACCGACATTCCTAAAACTTCGCAGACGTCTGCGAACTGTTTCCAAGTCATATGTTCTTTTAAAACAATTAAAGCCTGACCAAGCTCAAACATCCCTTCCATTGTTTTGCGTGTTGCGAGCTTGGCTCTCTCAACCCATACATCTTCATTGTAGGTTTCGCCGTTACCCCATTGCTCCATCACCATCACGCTGTGTGCCGCTTGGTAGTTTTGTACCGCAACCGCATCCATCACTTCAACTTCATTACTCATTTTTCATCTCCAAATGTGACGACGTCGTCACATTTCAAAATCCGTTAATACATCTGCGTGCGTCTCAGCACTTCCGCCAAGCGCCGCTCCAAATCTTCCTGCTGCCGTCTGAAACGCTCGGCGATTTGCAGGGTTTTCATGCTGTAGGCAAAATTGCCGTTATCCAGTTTGGTTGCCAGTCCCTCGGCAATCAAATCCTCCAAATCGCGACTCACGCTTGAGGGTGAAATGCCCAGCCCGTCAGCGATGTCTTTGTTGCTGATGCCGATAATCGGATGGGCTTCAAGGGCTTTAAAGACTTTCAGCAGCCGTGTGCCTTTTCCACTCGCCATGATTTATTCCTCCGCATCTTTTAATTTCCAAATATGCTTGAAGCGCACCTCATCCCTGAATAAATCATGCTCAACGTGGAACGCGGCATCTGCCACTTCCTTGCCCTCGTCATCAAGAGCCTCCAAAACATCGAACCATTCGACCAAACCTTCTAAAATCGCCTGACGCCTTCTAGAAAAACCCAGATAATCGTGAATAAAGGTATATTGGGTTTCACTAATTTCTTTAATCATCTGCCTGCTCCTTCAGCCCCAGCTTTACCGCCGCTTCGTGGCTTTTGCCGAAATTGCCTTTCAGCTTGCCGCGCAAGAGGTGTTCCACCGTGGTGCGCTCCAGATTGAAATATTTCGCCCAATGCGCCTTGCACACCCCGTTTCGCTTAAACCATCTTGCCGCGCTCTGCGGCGTTTGCGGATAGGGAATAGGCTTGAAATTCAAAGGTTTTTCCATATTGCTTATGCCTTTCGTGTGATATAATGTGTTTGTTTTTCAAGATTATTCGGAGACCTGAAATGGCAGATATATCAGCCCTGTTCCATATGTCTCGCGAAGAGTGCGAAGCTCTTCGTCTGTTACCAGAACGCTGTCGCCTTTTAGAAGAAGACCTAAGCGGTCTTCGCCGTCAGGTATGGCAAAGTGAAGCCGAGTCGGCCGCGCTGCGCGAAGTGCTGCACGCGCTTGTTGCAGTTCTGCCGCCTGCGCAGCGGCAAGCTCTGCTGCTTCGCTTGCAAGAGCGGCCGCTTGAGCCGCCTGTGTGGACGCTGCCCGAATCTGAGCAGACAGACGCCGCAGCGTACGCCGGCCGGCAGAGCGAGGTGTTTCTGGAATGGATTGCGGCTTTGCAGCCGCCGGTTTCGGATTAGATTTGCTCATTTTTTTCGTCCTTTCTCGTGATGATTTAGGGTGTTTCGTGTTTCGATGTGTGAATTATGAGAAAAGTATTTCTCTTTTATAAGGAATTTTAAGTGGAAAAAGTTTCTCTTTTTGGTAAGCGATTGAAAGAAGAAAGAATTAAATTAGGCTTGAACCAAGCAGAAGCTGCTGAAAAATGTGGTTTTTCTCGTGAGATGTGGGGAAAGTGGGAGCGTGGTGAAAATCGCCCATCAAGTGAAAAGTTATTCTCTTTTTCTAAAATCGGCATCGATATTGATTACGTCATGCACGGCAGACGCGGCGAAACAGCGGCCATGCTGTCTGAATCCTTGAGTGCCGAAGAAAAAGAACTGCTTACCCTGTTCCGTGAAGCGGCAGCTGCCGACTGCGAAATGATTCTGATGGTTGCGCGCAGGGCAGAGAAAAAAGCCCAAACTGCGCCTGGTAAAGTGAGCAACGGATAATGGGAAAACGCAGCGCGGTAGAAATGCTGCCCGATGATGTCCGCAGGCAGCTTGATGATGAAATTCGGAAAAGCCGTTTTAGCGGCTACACACAACACAGCGAATGGTTGAAACATCAGGGTTATGAAATCGGTAGGTCTGCCGTACACCGCTACGGCCAACAGCTTCAAAAACTGACCGCCATTCTTGAAGAGCAGGATTTGCTAGATATTTTCAGAAAATTGGAAACAGCGGATCGCCACGCTTTACAACGCTTCGCACAAATATTGTCAACTCTGGCCGATAAAGAAAAAAATGCCGTCTGAAATTTTCAGACGGCATTTAGGACACTCCGGCATTCTGGCTGCGCTGGTGTTCTGAAACGGATATTAAGCAATTGAAGCGGCCGTGCATTTTAAGGCGCATTAAAAAACACCCCGATATTCAAATCATCGGACAGGTAGTGCAGGTATCGAAAGATTTGAATTGATGCCGTCTGAATTTATTTTTCGACACAGATATTAAAAGAGAAAGGACTGTACAAATGGCAAAAAAAACTACTAAAACCATTCATTATTTACGTGCACAGGCAGATCATGATCTATTCGATTTGGAAGCGGCGTTAAGAACGGTTTTGTCAGCTGCTCCTACTGTTCAAGATACACAAATTGAACAATACAATCAGCTTACCCAAATCATGCATAGAACTCTGGATCCTAAAGATGCAAAAGGCAATTCAATTGGTGGATTACTGATACACATTGGCAGCGGTACAAAAGACGAACATATCCGCACTATGAGCAATAAACCTGTACAGCAAGATGATCATGGTGGAACACAAGCTCCTCCAAGTGGATATTCCTTTTTGCGTAAAGAGGCTTTTTTGTATATTGTTGGACACCATGTAATTTTTTGCGGACATGGTTTTTTGTCAGCATCAACGGTTGCTTCTTATTTAAGTTTACTAAGCAATAAATTGAGAGAGAGCAATCCGAATATTGTTCTCTTTAATATTGAATTCAAAGCAGTAGGAAATTGCGATAAGTTGTCATTGATACAACAACATGGAGTGAAAAGCATTACTTTAGATGCTTCGGCATATCAATTATCCAGAGATAGACTGTATCAAAATAGCCGTTCAACCATTGCGAAAGCATTAGGGAAGGTCGGTAGTGTATTTACAAGCGAATTGAGTGATGAGGAATTGGAAGCACAATCCGAAATTCATATCAATTTAGAAGTCTTACTAAATGGTAATTCGAGAGCCAGCATCGAAGCACAATCTTTAATGCAGGAACAGGCAGAGGAAATTATTGATGATGAAACAGTTAATCAAGGATTTTCTATTACCACGCAACAAGGTGAAGTGATTAAGCCTTCTGATGTAAAACTGTCTAAATCTGTTAGAATTGGTCGATACGATGAAGCTAACTCGTTACTTCCTGACTCAGCATTTACAGCAATCAGTGAATATTTTCTAGAACTCCAAAGCAGAAACTTAACTGAACAATGAAAAAATACCTGCCCTTACTACGTTTTGTGTTGATTGCTTGTATATCAGCATTTTTAGCATGGAAAGGGCAACCTTTTGTTCATGGGAACGAGAAGGCCGTTGATTTAATTATTAACGTATTTGCAATCTTAGCCGGTTTTTTAATTGCCATTATGACATTGTTTAGTGATATGAGGTTTGATGAAGATGCAAATTGGCGACAAATTCAAATTCGTGAAGGCGTACAAGAACAACGGTATATAAAACATTCCTTACTTTTTTACACATATCTCGCCGTATTGGTTTGTGTTTTTATTGTCATCTTGTTTGCTCATAAAGAAGAATACAAAAATGGACCAGCCATTTTTTGGCTTGAACGGAGCTATTTATTTTTAGCCTGTATTTCCATTTTTTATTCTGTATTCTTACCTGGGAATTTAATTAAAAGCCGAAAAGAAGAGTTTAAAAAACTCATGGAAAAGAAGAAACCCAAAATCTAGAACAGGTTTTAACCTCCATTAAAAGCCCCCTCAGACGGCCTTTCCTACAATCCCTGTATTGATTTCCAACTCAATACAGGGATTTTTCCATGTCAGACAAATTCAACCAATTCATCGAACGCGTCCTCAGCCATGAGGGCAAGTATGTCAACCACCCTCAAGACCCCGGCGGTGAAACCAACTGGGGCGTCACCAAGCGTACCGCAATGGCAAACGGCTTTAACGGCTCCATGCGCGCCATGACGCGCGAGCAGGCCGTCGGCATTTACCGCCAAGCGTTTTGGGAGCGTTACCACGCCGACCAAATGCCCGAAGCGGTCGCTTTCCAATTCTTCGATGCCTGCATCAACCACGGCTACGGCAATGCCGCCCGTATGCTGCAACGCGCCGCAGGCGTGCCGGACGACGGCGTTATCGGCGAAATCAGTCTCAAAGCCATCAATTCACTTCCTGAAAATGACCTCCTGCTCCGTTTCAACGCCGAGCGTCTGGTCTTTTATACCAAGCTCGGCACGTTCACGTCTTTCGGCAAGGGTTGGGTACGCCGTGTGGCGCAAAACCTGATTCACGCAGCAGCGGACAATACCGATTAAATTTCAGGCCGTCTGAAAAACGATTGCCTAATCCCAAAGGTGTTTTTCAGCCGGCCGGCCCATACGACGGAAATAAAAATGAGATTCTTCAAATGGCTTTCCGGCTTGGTCTCCAATCCGGCTACGGGAAATATCAGCCACACCAAACTCTGGGCCAATGTTGCCGCCGGCACGATGACCTTCAAATTTATGCAGACAGCCGATGCCCCCGAATGGCTTTGGTGGGCATGCGGCGCAATGGTCGGCGGTTATGCCCTGATTAAGCGCGGTCTGTCAGTCATTCCGCAAGTAGCGGAAATCAAGCGGCGCGAAGGAGGCGGAAATGTGGACGGTGATTAAGGCATGGCCGGCCGCATTGCTCGCCGCCGTATTACTGGGCGGCACATATGGTGCAGGCTACGTCCGTGCCAAACATACCTGCACGGCGGAGACGACGCAGATGCAGCTGACCCATACGGCGCAACGTTTGGCTGCCGAGCAGGAATACGGCGTGAAGCTGGCTGCAGCGGCGGCTGAAAAGCAACATTGGTATGACTTATCGTAACGACAAAGCAAAGAGTTGGCCGAGGCACAGGCCGAATTGGAGAAATCCCGCAACACCTTACAGGAGCAAACCCGTGCAGCAGTGGATAAAGACGGCAGCAGCTTTAACGGTATCGGCCCTAACAGCCTGCACCTCTACAAACGCGCCTTCGGATACACCGATTAAAACCGTGGAGGCGGCTGTTTTGCCGCCCGTATCTTCCGGGCTGCTGGTCAAATACGAACGCCCCGAGCGTCCGACCGGCGGCTCACCCGAACAACTTTTAAACCACGTTATCCGCTATGGCGAATACTGCCAAAAGCTGGAAGTGCAAATCTCCGGCTGGCAGGCGTGGTATTCGAAAGGCCGTCTGAAAGATGACTGATTTTGCCGACCAAGCCGCCGAATGCGAAGCCGTCTTTTTGAGCGAGGCTTTATCCAAACATCAAACTAAACCTCAACATTCCGTCAGCCTGAGCCACTGTGAAGATTGCGGCAGCCCGATACCTGAAGCCAGGCAAAAAGCCGTCCAAGGCTGTACGCGCTGTGTATTGTGTCAAGAATATTACGAGAGGGGTTATCCCTAATGGAAAAAACGTTTATCCACATCGAATTTTGGCAGTTGGTCGGATTCCTCCTGTCCTTCCTCGGCATCTGTTTTACCTTCGGCAAAATGCTGCTGGCGCAATTCCGCGAGCAGCAGGACGAACGCCAAAAACAGCAGGAACGCCTGCAAGGCAAAGTCGAAACCATGGAAAACAAACTGGCGGAATTCAACGCCGGTCTGCCCCTGACCTATGTTTTGCGGGAAGACTACATCCGCAATCAGGTCGTCCTCGAAGCCAAGCTCGACAACGTCGCCGAAAAACTCACCGAAATATACAAGATGGAAAGCGTAAAGAAATGATTAGCCAAGAATTGATTGCCAAACAACGCCGCGAGGGGATGCGTTGGAACATCATCAACACCCTTAATAAAGCCCGCCCGCACACCACCAGCGAGACCTTCCTACTGGACATCATGAATGCGATTTACCCGCAGACCACCGCCACCGAACTGCGCCAGCAGCTCGACTACCTTGCCGACCGCAAAATGGTCGAGCTGAATAAAGCACCGCATGGCTTGTGGTTTGCCGACCTGACCAGTTTGGGTGTCGATATTGCCGAATACACGGTCGAATGCCGCGCCGGTATCGCCCGCCCCGAAAAAGTGTGGAGCTGATATGGCAAAACGCAGCGTCATCGACCAACTCCCCGAAGCCGTACGCCACGAGTTCGAACGGAAACTCGTCGAAAACGGCTTCGCCGACTATCAGGCATTATCCGAATGGTTGCAGCAACAGGGATACGAAATCAGCCGCTCCGCCGCCCATCGGTACGGCCAAAAAGTACAGCGTCGGTTTGCCGCCATCAAAAACAGTACCGAAGCGGCACGCCTGATTGCCGAAGGTGCGGCAGACGAGAGGGATACCCGCTCCGAAGCCTTGATGGCGATGTTGCAGACAGAGTTGTTTGAGGCATTGGTGCAGATTGGTGAGATGCCCGAAGACGAGTTAAACGCGCTTGACCGCTTCGGGATTATGAGCGAGGGCGCGCGCAAAATCAGCGGGCTGATTACCGCCGGAACGCGCCTTAAAGAATATCAGGCAAAAGTTAAAGCCAAAGTCGAAGCCGCCGCCGAAAACGTGGCCAAGCAGGCAAAAAAAGGCGGGCTGTCCGACGCGGCTGCCGAAGCCATCCGCAAACAGATTTTAGGTATCACATCATGATATTGCCCAAAACCGAAGACCGCACGCCATCGGCATTGCTTCCTTATCAGCAGCGTTGGTGCGCCGATAACTCTCCCGTCAAACTCTGCGAAAAATCCCGACGCATCGGTCTGAGCTGGGGCGAGGCTGCCGACACCGCCTTACTTGCCGCCTCATCGGGCGGCATGGACGCATGGTATATCGGCTACAACAAAGACATGGCTTTGGAGTTTATCCGCGACTGCGCAGGCTGGGCGAAGCATTATCAGCTGGCGGCAGGCGAAATCGAAGAGACCGAGGAAGTGTTTGTCGAAGGCGACGACCGCCAGTCGGTGCTGGCGTTTGTCATCCGCTTTGCCTCCGGCTGGCGCGTTACCGCCTTGTCCAGCCGACCGTCCAACCTTCGCGGCAAACAGGGGCGCGTCATCATCGACGAAGCGGCGTTCCACGAGCAGCTCGGAGAGCTGCTCAAAGCGGCAATGGCATTGCTGATGTGGGGCGGGCAGGTACACATCATCTCTACCCATGACGGGGTGGATAATCCGTTCAACGAGCTGATTACCGACATCCGTGCGGGCAAAAAACCTTATTCCATCCACCGCATTACTTTCGACGAAGCCGTTTCAGACGGCCTCTACCGCCGCATCTGCCTGCGTTTGGGGAAAGAATGGACAGAAGAAGGCGAGGCGGCGTGGTGCAAGGAAATCCGCGATTTCTACGGAGACGACGCATCCGAAGAGTTGGACTGCATACCCAAAAACGGCGGCGGCAAATGGCTGAACCGTGCCTTAATCGAAAGCCGTATGACCCCATACACGCCGGTTATCCGCTACGACCAGACCGACGATTTCGGCCTACTGCCCGAACCGCGTCGAGCCGCTGACGTGGCTGACTGGATAGCCGACACCCTGCAACCGCTGCTTAACGGTTTGGACAAAACCCGCACCAGCTTTGTCGGCGAAGACTTTGCCCGCAGCGGCGACCGTACCGTCATCGTCCCTTTATTGCAGCAGACTAATTTAAGCCTTAAGCCGCCGTTCGTATTGGAGTTGGGCAATATGCCGTTTGCACAACAAGAGCAAATTATGAAACATCTGTTGCACGGCTTACCCAATCTGCGCGGTGTGGCATTGGATGCGCGCGGCAACGGTCAGTCAATCGCCGAAGCCATGCGCGACGAATTTGGCGCGGAGGTATGCGAGTCGGTCATGCTCTCGGAAAACTGGTATCGCACCCATACCGCACCGTTCAAAGCCGCCCTCGAAGACGGCACACTCGACGGCCTGCCGCGAGACGAAGACATCCTGACCGACCTGCGCGCCTTCGAGCTGGTCAGAGGCGTGCCGCGCATCCCCGATGTACGCACCAAAGGTCAAGACGGCAAAAAACGCCACGGCGATGCGGCGATTGCCTTTGTTCTTGCCCATTACGCCAGCCGCGAGCTGAATACCGGACCGATACGCGTAGCCAGCCGCCGAATCCGCCGAAAAAGCGCGTTAACCGAAGGTTATTAAGGTATTTAAAGAGTACATATCATGCCCAAACCCCACCTCAAACTCAAAACCAGCCAAGGCATCATGACCTTCAAGCCGCAGGACTTGTCTGCCCATCTTGCCGTTTCCCGCCCGTTTTTCAGCGGTTTCAACGGCTGGCTGCCTAATCCCGACCCTGTTTTGCGAAAAATGGGCAGGCAAATCTCCATTTACCGCGAGCTGATGCGCGACCCGTTGGTCGGCTCGCTGGTGCGCCGCCGAAAAGCCGCCGTCGCCCGCCTCGAATGGCGGCTTGAGGGCGACGATACGCCTAAAAATGTTCGGGATTTTGTCGATAGCTGGCTGGCTGAAACCGATGTTTACCGCCTGATTAAAGACGTTTTAAACGCCGTTTTTTACGGCTACCAGCCCATCGAACTGATTTGGCGTACCGATTCTGCATGGCTGCCTGACAAAATCATCGCCAAGCCGCAAGAGTGGTTCGCCTTCAACGACGAAGGCGAGCTGCGTTACATCCAAAACGGGCTGACCGATACCGTTCCTCCGCCTTATAAGTTTCTTTGCCCGACACATGAGGCAGATTATCTCAACCCCTACGGCTTAGGCGATTTGGGCTTGGTTTTTTGGCTGGTCACCTTCAAACGCGGCGGCCTTAAATTCTGGATGCAGTTCACTGAGAAATACGGTGCGCCTTGGCTGATTGGTAAAGAGCCGCGTTCCAATACCCCGCAGGATACCGACAAACTGTTAGACGCGCTTGAAGCCCTGATCGGCAACAGCGTCGGCACCATTCCCAACGATTCCAGCGTTGAAATCCACGAGGCAAGCGGTAAGGCCTCATCTATTGATGCCTACGACAAGCTCATCCGTTATTGCCGCTCCGAAATCAGCATTGCGCTGCTCGGACAAGACCAAACCACCGAAAAAGACAGCACGCACGCCAGCGCGACCGCTGGTTTGGAGGTAACGGACGACATCCGCGACGGCGACAAACGAATCGTGGAGACAACGTTCAATCAGTTGATAGAGTGGGTAATAGAGATAAATTTCGGAGACGTTGCCTGTCCGAAATTCGTGCTGTTCGAAAATGAGGAAAGCGGCACCAGAGAGCGTGCCGAACGCGATAAGATGATGGTGGATGCCGGTGCCAAGTTTACCAAGCAATACTGGCAGCGCACATACGGTTTGGAAGATGGAGATTTGCTTGAGGGTGTTCAGACGGCATCGGGTGCGCCATCCGCCGAGTTTGCCGAAGCAGGACCGACCGATGCGGGTTTGGTCATCGACGGACTCGCCCCCGACACAGGCCGTCTGAATACACAAGGCGACCTGCTGACTGCCGTCCTAGTGGCCGAATTAAGTCGTGGAGAAACTGCCGAAAACCTGCTCGATCGTCTGTCTGCCGCCTATCCGAATATGGACGATACCGCCTTGCAAAACGAGTTGGCGCGCCTGATTTTCCTTTCCGACTTGGTCGGCAGGATTGAAGTAGCACAGGAGCTTAAATCATGAACCCCGAAGATATTAAAGCCGTCTTCGGCATGAAACCCGAAGCCGCCGTCGCCTATCTCAAGCAAAAAGGCATGGCCGTATCTTGGGACTGGCAGGATATGTTGGACGACGCGCACGCCACTGCCTTTACGGTGGTCAAAACCGCCAAAATGGATGTGCTCTCCGATATCTATTCCGCCGTCGTCGATGCCGCCGAACAAGGCCGGACGCTGGAAGAGTTCAGCCGAGAACTTGCCCCCGTTCTACAGCGCAAAGGCTGGTGGGGCAGGCAGGAAGTTCAAAATCCCGAAGGAGAAACCCAAAGCGTACAGCTCGGCAGCCCCCACCGCCTGAAAACCATCTATCTGACCAATATGCAGCCGGCCTACATGGCGGGCCGCTACGCCGAAATGATAGACTCCATCGACACGCACCCTTATTGGCAGTACGTCGCCATCAACGACAGCCGCACTCGTGATACCCATCGTATGTTACACGGTCGCGTCTATGCCGCAGACGACCCCGTGTGGAATACTTTGTACCCTCCTTTGGACTACCGCTGTCGCTGCCGTGTCAAACCGCTGTCCCGCAGTATGGGAGAAAACCGCGTCCTGTCCCGACCGAATCTTGAGTCCATCACCGTCGATATAGGCGCAAATCCCTATACCGGAGAGGAGCGTTACGCACAGCGCACCGGCATTCGCATCAACAACACATTTATCGCCCCCAATGCGGGCTTCAACGCCAACCAAGGCAAGTCTATGCTGTCCCGTATGGCGAAAATCGCAGTGGATAAGGCGCAGGCAACCCATCCGGACATCGCCCGCATTGCCCTGAAAACGATGATGAGCAACGACAGATTCAAAAACGCCCTGTCCACCGCTTCGCTGACTTGGGTGCTTAAACTGTTAAAAGGCTGATTATGCTGGAAATCAAACTCGATGCTGCCAAACTCGAACACGGTCTGAGTACGCTCCTTAAAAACGCCGCAAACAGCCGCCCCATGATGCGCGGTATTGCCACCGAGTTGCTATCTATAACTGAAGAAAACTTCGAATCCGAAAGCTGGGGCGAGCAGCGGTGGAAACGAAGCCGGCGTGCCGCAGATGAGGGAGGCAAGACTCTGCAAAAAAGCGGGCAACTTGCCGCCAGCCTGACTACACAGGTTGGCAGCAACTATGCCCGAATCGGCAGCAACAAAAAATACGCCGCCATCCACCACCTCGGCGGACGAGCAGGGCGAGGTCACAAAACCAACCTTCCAGCACGCCCCTATCTCCCCATTAACGGCAACAACCAACTCCAACCCGGTGCCGAACGCCGAATCCTCGACATCGCCATCGCCGCCCTCAAAAAAGGACTTTGA